TCTCTTAATGAAATACAATTATCAGGAGTATATCTAGGAGTTCCTCCTACATTTAAATGTCTATATTCCTTTAACCAGTTACCATATTTATCTCCATATAAGTGAAATATCCAGTCATCACATTGATAATTCTTTATTTGTGGAGGGAACATCCATCCAAATATATCTATATGTCTTTTATGAATAAGGAACTGAGTAGGTATTTCGTTATTATTACTCCACCCTGCACTATATCCTATATTATTATTTTGTTTTAATTTTTTCAAAAATACATCAAGCCATAATTTATTTTGGTCTAATGATATATCATCTCCTAAAACCATATAATACTCTATTTTATCCATTATACTCATTCTTATTAATTCATTCCAAATACCACAAGGATTACCTTTATAATTATCATTAAAGGAATACCAGTTTAATTTAATACCCTTATAAGTTTTTGGTCTGTTTTTGTAGTTACCAAATACTTTATCATTTTTATCATATCCTATATATAATATTACTTTATGTATTGATATACTTAAAGAAGGTAATAATATTTGGTTTAAATATGAATCATCAAAAGTATTCCAGTCTCTACCATTACTAGTGGTAGGTATACAAAATGCTACTGTTTCATTATAAATTAAATTAGGATTTTCTTCTCCTGTTTCTAAATTTGTATTCATTTATTATATACATATATTTTATTCCTCTTTAAATTCCGAGAGATCCATTGTTTTAAAGTAATCTCTAAGGCTGTCTACTCCTTCTATACTGAAATTATAAACATTTAACATAAAATTATTTAATCTAGTATATCCAGTTAATACAAATACAATATCTTCCCAAGATGGTCTCTGAACTGTATCAGTATTAGGTTTATTGTATATATCTCCTTTTCTCTGATAATCATTAATAAAATAATTTGGATTATGTGTAGGTGTCTTTTTAATCCTTAGTGTGTGGTCAGGTAATACTTCAGTTTCTGGTAAAAACTCAGTGTAATTACAATCCATTCCAAATAAACTAATATCATTATATCCTAAAATTACAGAAAATAAAAAAGCACTAGTTCCAGTGCACCAGCTTTTCAAATATCTAAATGGATTTTTTGGTTGGTTTTGGAAGTCTTCTAAAAATATAATCTTATCATTTTCTTCTGCTTCCTTCCAGTAACTTAAACAGCTACGAGTTAGTAAATAACCCTTACATTTATCCTTTTTAATAAAATCTTTAATATCTTCTATATTATGTTTTAAAACTACATGATCTATACAGCAGTAGTAGGTAGGTGCCCAGTCAATCCTATTCCAGTGTCTGTATGCTAGACATAATCCTATTGAATCCATTTTCAGAGATTTAAAATCAAAATTTTCTAATGATTTTCCATTACCTAAAACTGCTATTTTATTCATTGGTATTTGTTGTTGTTCCTGAGCCATTGTTATATATAATACATATATTTTTTTTTTATATTAATTAAACATAAATGAGTGGAATATCAATGGAAGAGTTTAATATAAATGAACTGGCTGGTGCTACTGGTTTAATACTAGGTGCTGTTAGTGGTATTTTAGTAGTGATATTTAAAAGTAGATGCTATTGTAAATTTAGAGTAGGATTTAATGATAGATGCAGTATTTGTATGTGTGAAAGAAAGCCACCTCCGGATCCAAATGATAGTGATGAAGAAGGAAAAGATAAACAAGATAAAATATTAAAAAAAGAGGAAAAGATATTAAAAAAAGAAGATGAAATTTTAGATGAAGTAGAATCACAAAAAGGTACTCCTAGAGATACTCCTAGAACTACTCCTAAAAAAATGGAATTGATTGTAGAACCTGAACCTCAAAGTGAAACTGAATCTATTATACCAAAAAAATAAATATATAAGATATATTAAAATGACTACAGAATTATATAAACCATTTGTAAATACTACTAAATCTAACTACAAATATTTTGTGAATGTTAAATCAGATAATAAAAAGGGTTTTAAAAAAATAGGATTTGGAAACAAAAAATACCAGCAATTTAAAGATAAGTTAGGACATTATAAAAATTTAGATCACAATGATAAAGAAAGAAGAAACAGATATTTAAAAAGAGCAAGAGGAATTAAAAATAAGGAGGGAAAATTAACCTACAAAGATAAGAATAGTAGTAACTACTGGAGTATTTCTGTTTTGTGGTGAGACCAATTTTTATATTTATTTAAAGAAAAAAATAATATTATATATATATATACAATGACGAACGAGATGTCCGTAAATCTAACAAATGATGAAATTAAGGCTATTTTGGAAAGGCACGAGAAAGTTAAAGAATACAGAAGAGTTTATTACAATAAGAAATACCACGAAGATGAAAAGTTCAGAGAATCACAAATAGAATACTCTAAGACTCACTGTGGTAAATACTACGAAAAGAATAAAGATAAAATAAGAAGAAAAAGAATATTCAGATATTACAATCAAAGAGGAAGACTAGATGATATGTATAAGAAATACCCTGAGTTTAGACCAGATAATTATAACTCTATTGAAGAGGAGCAATAACTTTTTTGTTTAATTTTTTTTTATAAATATTTTTTAAATTTTAAAAAAATATGTAAATTACTTAAAAATAATTTTCTATTATATATATATAAGATGAACCATATTGAAAATTCCGTGAAATCCAAAAATCAAAAAATATCTAAGATTAAAGAAATGAATAAAAAGGATTATATCCAAAAATACCTGGATAATGATATTGATTTAGTCCCTGTTAGACTAATGGCTTTTGATAAAGGTAATGGACAAATACAGAAGGAAGTAAAACCACAGCCTTTTAAAAATATTAAATATAAAGATTTAAGTGATTTTGATAAAAAAGGATGTAATAATTTTTGTATTAAAACTGGAAAAGAGAATAATATTACAGTAGTAGATATTGATGATAAAAACATATTAGATGAAACATTAAAGAAATTGAATATTACTAAAGAAGAAGCAATTATGGTAGAAACAAATAAAGGTTATCATTTATATTTTAAATACAATAGTAAAATTAAAACAAAAGCAGATTACAATGGTATTAGAGGTTTAGATACTAGAAGTGATAATGGTTTAATATTATGTCCTGGAGTAACATATATGGATACAAAAGGAAATAAATACGATTACAATACTATTACTAATTCGGATTTTGATACTTTTTTGGAAAAAATTAAAAATATTGATTTGGAAATTCCTGATAGTTTTTTGGAAAAAAAAGACTCACCACCAGTTACTCCTACTACTAGTGATGATGAACCTATTTTGGAAATACAAATACCTAAATGTAGTAAGGAAAAACTAATTGAATTATTGTATAAAATTAAACCGAGATATCATTATGATGATTGGACTAAAATAGGATTTATAATATATAATAATTTTGATGGTTCAGATGAAGGACTAGAGATATATATAGAATACACTAAAAAAGATGAAAATTATTCAACAGAACATTCACAGAGAACGAGTATGTATATAATGAGAAAATGGGATGGTTTAAATAGTGGAGATGATAGGAAATTAAGTTATAAAACATTAGAAAAATGGTACAAAATTGATTATCCACCACAAAATAAATATGAAGCCTGGTATAATGAAGGAACACTAAGAGAAAATATGAATAAGGAATTAATATATATCAAATATGATTCAACATATATATATAAGGAAACAGAAGAAAAACATTTTAGATGGAATTACGGACAGGCACTAGGTTACTACAATAAATTTTCTTTTGATACAATAGTAGAAGAAGAAACATATAATAAAAATAATGAACTGGTTATTAAGAAGAAAAAGATTACTATAAAGCCTTTTATATTATTCAATGAGAAAAATATAAACAGAAATGATGTAGATAATATTGTATTTAATCCAGAAACTTTAGATGATAATGAAAATTATAATTTATGGAGAGGTTTTAAATATGATAATACAATTGATTATGATATGAATAATATACAGCACTTTTTAGATCATATTAAAAATATTATTTGTAATGGAAATATTGAATTTTATGAATATACTATTAACTGGTTTAGTAGGATTATACAGACTCCACACTTAAAAAATAAAGTAGGATTAGTCTGGTATAGTGAAGCAGAAGGAGTAGGAAAAAATGTAGTATTAGATGTAATTAGTGAATTGATGGGTAATGAATATTATTATTCCACTAGTAATTTGGAACATCTACTAGGTAATTTCAATGGAGATGCTGAGGGTAAGATACTAATTAATTTAAATGAATGCACTTGGGGAGGAGATAAAAAAAAGGAAGGAAGATTAAAGGAATTAGTAACAGAAAATCAAATAACTATTAATCAAAAAGGAATTAAAACATATTCAGTAGATAATTATTGTAATCTAGTAGTCACTAGTAATAATGATTGGATTTTAGGAATAAATAAAAATGATAGAAGGTGGGCTATGATTACCTGCTCTAATGAGAAATTTAATCAACAATATTATAAAGATTTATACAATACAAATAGACAGGAACTATTTAACTTCTTTTATGATAGAGATATAGATAATTATGATCCTACTAATGTTATTAAGACTCAATTACATCAGGAACAGGTGGACCAAAATATAGATACAGTGGAACAATATTGGAAAAATTGTTTAGAAACTAATAGATTATGTGATGGATACAAAATACATAATAGATTACAATTAAAGAAAAAAGATATATTTGATGACTATTATTCATATAATTTTGGAACTCATGCTGCTAAAGTAGGTAACATTATGTTTTGGAAAAAGATTAGAAAACTAACTGATTTATTGAGTTATAACAAAAAAACATCCACAGTTAAATTCACAACTGGTATTCCGGAATTAATGAACGAGTATAATAACTATTGTAAATATGAAGTATTCACTACTGAAGATATGGAAAATATTGAAGAAGATTCAGATGATGAATGTGAAATTGAGGTAGTCGGGTAGGGGGGTAGGGTAATAGAAGTAGGTAGGTAAATTCATTGATATTAAAATTTTTTTATTTTTTTTTTATTATAACTTTTTTTTTATATTTTATCCTACTACCCTACTACCTATTAAAATATATAAAAATAATAGTAATAAATATATAGTAAAAATAAAAACCCTGTAGTAGTAGGGTGGGGGTAGTAGGGTAAAATTTAACCTACTACCCTACTACCTTTTAGAAAATTCATAATTTCAAATTCCAGTAATAAATATATAGTGAAATCCAAAATCTCTGTAGTAATTTAGGGGTGGTCGGAGGTGGTCGGATAATTTTGGAACCTACTACCCTACCTACTACCTTTTTGATTTTTTGGAATTTTTGGATTCTTTTTCAGAGTTTTAACTTTTGTTTTTGTAACCTTCTTCTTATTTGGTTCTTTGTAATTAACAAATACATCCTTAGGATTAACCTTCTTATCCTCCTCTACGACCTTATGTAAGTTATAAACATCAGAGCAACCACAATTACAATTTTTTTTTTGATATTGTCCATACATTTTTTATTATAATTTTTAAAATAAAAAAATAATATTGTTAATATTATAAAATAAATATGTCTTTGATTATCTGTAGTAATAGAGGAGATGCACAAAATAGAGGAGGGTCTATATATAAACCATACTCATTTAAAAATGCTTTGAACACCCCGTTAGTAATTGAACCTAACAGTGAGATAGCATTACAATCACTTAAAGTAGAAAAAGATGGATTATTCACATTGAATAGACAATCTAATAGATTCTTCCAGTATTTCGGTAAGAAACTCACAGATTCATTCACTTATGATAAAAGTCCAAGACATCCAGCTCTCTCCTGGATTCGTATTGGTGGAGCAGATACAGACGAATTTAAAGCTTTTGATACAGATTCCCTAGCTGATTCTATAGAGGAATCTATGAATCTAGCCTTATATCATCCTGATATTCAAGGACTAGCTAACTGCTCTGTTAACAGGACTGCTGGAGCATTTGAAGGATACAATTTGAGATATGATAAAGCAGAAAGTGCTAGTGGAACAAGTGATATTCCTAATGTAGAAAATGCTTTTATTGCAGCTCATTTGAATTGTTCTTTTGATTGGGTAAATGGCCACAATAGATTTAGATCTAATAGTTCGGGTCGGAGAGCTTATGGAATAGGAAGTGCTTTTAAACCTTTAAGTTGTTGTGAAGGTAGATTTGATGCTAGATTCACGGCTGCTATAAATAATGGATGGAGTATTGGTTTATCCAGATATTGTGATGCTAATGCTAGTTATATTTATGATGGAGAAGTAGTAGATAAATCTGTTACTACATTTGATTATAACAATAATCATGCTGCTCCTACTTATTGTAGAAAACTAGATCAGAGTAAATTTTTTGATTTTGTAGCTAAATCAGTATATAATAATGCCTCAAATATTCGTGAATTAAGATTATATCATGCTGTCTGTGATAATACTGGAGATGATCTTATTGGGATGAGAGAAGTTAAATACTACGGAAATTATACGGGGGCATACTCTCAATTACCCTATGACCTTACTAATAATGCTAGTGCTGCTACTGGAGTTAGATTCAAAATAGATGGTGATGAAGTGAGCCTTATATTAATGAAAGGTACGGCAGAGCTAGTTACATTATGTTCTCCTTCTTTAACAGATGTGGGTAAAGAAAATCATTTTAAACCTATATCTATGACCTGTAGTTATTTATATCCAAAATTAGAATTAATAGATCAAGGAGATTATATTGATATTTTAAAGTGGGAAGGTAGGACTATAAGTGGTCATACATTTAATGGAATCAATACAACAAGGTCTACATCATTACCTATTAATAAAAGACAAATTAATATGGATTGGTGGGCTACTTTAGTGTGGTTAGGAACAGCTGAGAGATATTGTAAAGATATAGATACTAGAGTATACAATGCTATTGATGATGCTGAAACATATACATTTCAAAAAACCTCTGGTGGTAAGATACCTTATGATTTTGTTTTGATTACAGCTGAAAGTGAAGATTACTACCCTACTAAGTTTTGTAATGCTCAAAAGACTCTCGGTTTTGATGGTAGAGGTGTAGCTGATACTCCTGATGACCAGTCCGGTAGTGCAGTCACATTCACTTCTAATGTTACTCCTAAATTAAAATCCACTAACAGTTTATTTGTTAGGGTAAATAATCTTACTCATAACTCTATGAATGCTGCTACCGGTAATATATCCAAAATTATATACCACTCACCGAGATTTGATAGTGCTGGAAATGAAACTGGTGCTTTATTTTTTGAACCTGGAGAAAGAGTATATATTAAACTTAATAACCCTTCTACTTTAACTATTAACAGTTTTGATATAGATTTAGTTAATGAAAATGAGACGTATGCTACTGGTGTCTTAGGAAAAACAATAGTAGGGTTACATATTAGAAAGTCAAATTAAATCTAACTTTTAAAATGTCCCTTTTTGTCTAACATCTATAATAAAACCAAGATTCAAAAAAAAGAAAAACTAATTATTCATTTTTAAAATAATTTTATTTAAATTTTTTTTATATTTTCAATAATATAAAAAGTTTTATGTCCTGTATTCCAGAATTAGTAGATGACCTTATGTTAGATTCAGATGAAGAATGTTCCGTATTAGAAACTGAAGAAGAAGAAATAATTGTCTCAAAAAATATAGATGAAGAAGAAATATTCCAAAAACCTAAAAAGAAAACAGCAAAAGCAGTAAAGGCTACTGTGGTAGAAGCTACTGCTCCAGTAGTAGACCCTATAAAACCTAAAACTAGACCTAAGAAGGTTTTAAGTGAGGAACAGAAGAGAAAGATGCAGGAGGGTAGAAAGAAGAAACATCAAGAGAAAACTGAGATAGTCAAATTAAGAAAAGCAGCAGATGATAAATTAAGAAAAAAAGAAAAAGAGGAATTAGAGAACATTATAAATGAAGTTCCACCAGAAAAACCAAAAGCAGAAATAGATCCGGTAGTAATACAGAAGGCTATAGATGAAGCTATAATAAAGCATGAGACTCTAAGAAAGAGTAGGAAAGCTGCTAAGAAAGCAGCAATAGAAGAAGAAGTCCAAAAAAGAAAAGTAGAGGAAGAGATTAAAGCAGCATTATATCCTCCTAAGTTATACCATACAGATTCAGGCTTCTACTCCAAGCATATTTTTCAGACAAAATAAAATATAATATATAATATATGAACCTATTTGATATTCCAGTATTATATATAAATTTAGAAAAAAGACCATATAGAAACAGACATATATTAAATCAGTTATTAGGATTTAAATTTGTAGAAAGAATAAATGCTGTTGATACTACTGATACTAATGGTTATTTTGGTTGTGTTTTATCACATATTAAAGCTTTAGAAAAAGCAAAAGAAATGAATTTAGAAAGAGTAATTATAATGGAAGATGATTTTGAATGGACTAATAAAGATAAATTTGTTTATCCTGAAATTGATTTTGATGTGTGTTTATTAGAATCTGTAACTATTCCAAGATTAAGAAAGTTTTATAGCTGGAATTATGAAAAAGTTGAAGAAGCACAGCATACCGGATGTTATTTAATTGAAAATAAATTTTATGATAAATTAATACAAAATTTTAAAGAAAGCCACTCCAAATTAGTTACTGAATGTATTAGAGATAATTATTTAGATATTTATTGGTTTAACCTACAAAAACTGAATACATTTATAGTTCCATCTATACAGATTGGTAGACAAATGGAAGGATATTCAGATATTAAAAATAAATGTGTAAAAAGATATTAAAATAAAATCTATATTATAGTATTATGGATTACCCTAAAATTATACCTATTAAACCTGAATCAGACGGTAAAGCCAAATACCACCATCCTCACCTACCAGATGTTAATGTAGGAGTTAAAGGTGGTGGAGAGTGTCTATTACTAATTTCTCCGAGACAAACAGGAAAAAGTTCCATTTGTAGTAACCTTTTTCTTAACAATTCCTTTTATGGTCAGGACTTCTTCCCAGGAGGAGTTATCGTAATTAGTCCTACTATAAATATGTGCAGCACTTCAAGGTTTATGAAAAAAAGATTTGAGTGCTATGATAAATATACTCCACAATTAATGGCTAGTATTTTGAAAAGACAAGAAGAAAAAGATGATGATGACCCTACTAAAGAGATAGCAATTTTAATGGATGATTGTGTAGGAATCTTAGATAAACATATAAGTGCTCTCGTAACAAAAAGTCGTCATTTTGGTATAAAACTTCTAGCCATATCGGTACAAAAATTTCGTGGAGCTTTGGATCCTATAATTAGGGCAAATGCTACTTCGGTATTGGTAGGTAGTCCCTTCCCTAATACTCGTGAGCTCACAGCTATAGCAGAGGAATATGGAGATATGTTCGGTTCTCCTGAAAACTGGTTAAAATTGTATAAACAATGCACTCCTAATAAATATGATTTTTGTTTTATGAAATTAAAAAATCCTCCTTTAATGTATAAAAACTTTGAGAAATTAGTTTATACTGGTGGAAAGGATATAGCACCGGAACAAAAAAAAGAGCAATTTGAAGAAATTGAAAATGAAAAAGAAATTTCTGAATAAAATTAAAATATTAAATATATTATAAATTGAATGGATACCTATGGATTTAATACTGGAATAGAACAAGCAAATGCTATAACTGATACTGTAAAATCTTTGAATGATAATATCAGAGTAGAAAATGAAGGAATTATAAATAATGCTAAGGAACAAAAGAGTGATGATGTAGAACAAGGAATATTTGGTGCTGCTAAGGATGCCTTCCAAGAAGGAAATGCTGCTACTGGAATAACAGGTAAGGTTGAAGCATACCAGAAAGCAGTAAGTTCACTTCAAAAAGGAGTTAACCAAGCAGGTCAGACTATTAGTAATGTAAAAGAGCAAATTCAAAATGCTGCCCCTGAAGCAGCTGGAGAAGAAGCTGAAACTGCTGCTGCTGGTGAAGCTGCTGCTGGTGGAGAAGAAGCTGCTGCTGCTGCTGAGGGTGGAGTCGTAGATGCTGGTAAGGCTGCTATTAATGAAACAGCTGAAACTATTGGTTCTAAGGCTGCCGGTGCTATTGGTAAAGGTGCTGGATTGTTAGGAGCCTTAGGTAGTGCTACTCTAGCTGCTAGAGATGATGTAAAATCATTTGAATCAGGTAAAGGATTAATAGCTGGTGATAATATATCTGAAAAAATTGCTAATGTTGGAACTATTGGTGGAGCAGCACTAGATATGTTAGGACTAGTTCCTGGATTCCAGTTAGCCGGTGTATTTGGAACAGCATTACAAGGTGGAGCTGGACTACTAGATCTGGGTGGTGAAGCAGAACAAGATGTGAAGGCAGCTCATGCTGATGCTAGACAGCCAGTATTACAGCAATCTGTTGTCGGAGCAGAAGCTCAAATGGGAACAGCCAGAGCAGTATAAAATGAATATTTTTTAAAATTTTTTTTATTTTTAAATTATTTTATAATAGATATTATAAAATATGAGTGAAACCACAGGATTTTTCGTAGCAGATAATAAGATACCTTTGAAAGAAAGATATACAGTTGTTCCAAACCAAAATGGATTGAGTGCTGATGCTCAAAAATTAATTGAATTTTATATTCCACCTACTATTAAGTATTTTAATCCAAAAAATTCGTATTTGGAATTTGATTTAGAAATTAAACAGCCTGAAGGAGCTACCTACAATACTCGTCTCCAGTTAGATGAGGTGATAGGGGCACAAATTTTATTGGATACCATTACCATTCACTCCGGAGATAAATCTGAGTTGTTAGAGGAAATAAGACATTATCCAGTCCACGTCTGTAACAAATATTCATACCACAGCACTCCATCTCTTCGTGAGATGAGAGCTATTAATGAAGGTGCTGGAACCTGGACTCCGGATGCTCGTGGACAAAATGGAACTACTAAGTCTACATTAGTTAATCACAAATATACTCCATATTACTCTAAGGTAGCAGATGGACTTACTAATACAGCATTCACTAACTCTGAATACTACCACAAGTGTAAGTTGAAGTTGCCCCTTCATACAGGACTTTTCCAAAATGATAAGGTAGTTCCAAATGGACTTCTCAATGGTTTATTTGTCTCAATCCTGACTTCTGAAAATAAGAGGTGCTTTAGACAATTAGACTCTGTTAGTAGATTCAGAAGACTCAAACTTAATCCTCAATTCCATTCAATTAACGGATCTGTTACTGCTCCGGATGACTGGGTCTCGGGCTCATCTCACAATGTATTTTATGTTGGTAGGACTAATAATAACTTTTCTATTGAAAATTTTCCTATGGTTGTTGGAGAAGCCGTTGGATTTTCTACTAACTATACTACAGTCTCTACCTTTAGTGCTGTTCCTAAAATTAAACAATTGGAAATGGTCAGTTCTGGAGCTACTCGTCTTATCAAGGTTACATTGGATGCTGCAGTCTCCCTTAGTAGTGCTTCTATGGAAAACGGCACTGACTGGTGGTTATATTCCAAGTCTGTTACAGAAGCCAGTAGCTATGAACCTACCTATACAATGTCTGATATTAATCTGGTTCTTAATGAAGTAGAAATGGGAGATAAAGCAGAGGCAGATATAGCTAGAGATATGAGAGAAGGTAAGATGATGGTTTATGACTTTATGTCTACTCAAGTATACAATTATTCACAGCTTAAAGGAGACAGAGTTGCTAACATTGGTATTCCTGGTAATCATTCAAGAGCTAAGTGTATTATTGCTACTCCTACTGATGCTAGTGTATACAGTTCTCGTGATGCTATTTCTGGTAGTGGAACCTATTTGATTAACTCTAACAGTGAAGATACAAGACTCTACTCCAGTCAATCAGGTATAGCAGGCATATCTAACAGAATTACAGAGTATTTTTGGTTCTATGATGGCCGTAATCAACCCTCACGTAATGTAAAGACTGATAAAATTAGTGCTAATAACTCAGTTGATGCTATTGCTTTATTGGAAACTGATAAAGCATTTTTCCAGGCCGAAATGCATGCCCTTAGGATGACTAGATTTAATGAAAACTTTGTAGTAGCTAGAGCACTCGGAATTAACAAGGGAGTCTACTCTATGATAGGTAAAGATTGTAGACTCAATGTCCACTACCAAGATAGTGCTAATGCTCCATCTAAAGATATGTTATGGTGTAACTTTGTCTACCACATTCGTCGTATTAATATTAGAGCAAACAGCATTTCTGTTGAAGTTTAAAAAAAGAGCTTTTTAAATTAAAATATTTCAAAAAATATATATGGAGTGGTTTTTTAAATTATTAGAAAAATGTAAAAGAGATAAAGAAAAGATAAAAGCATTAGAAGTTCAAATATCATTATTAGAAAAAAAAATAGAGTATATTAAAAAAATGATATCTGATGATGAATTGTAATTTTTTTTTAAAATTAGATTTTGAAATTTTTAATATAAAAGATATTATAAAAAAATGTCTGTTGTTTATACTGAGTTACAGCCGTCCAATGTTAATTCCACTCAAAAGGTGAGCTATGAGAGGGGTAATCCAATAGTTAACTTCCTTATAGGATCACAGCCACATTTATTAGATTGTGGTTCAGTTCGTATATCCGGTGATATTGAATTTTTCAAAAATGCTGCTGAAGATAAACCTACTACAGCTGATGAATTATCTATTGATGAAAAATTATCTATATACTCTATATTTGATAAGATAACTATTACCAGTCAGAAATCTCGTCAGGTGATAGAAACGGTTAATAATTATGGAAGGTTCCTAGCAAGTTATTTTCCATATACTCAAACTAAGTCCGAGAAATTTACAAATATGAATCAATTGAGTTTATCACTTCCTAACTATGAAGCACAAAAGAGAGAGTTAGTTGATTTTCCAGCTACATCTCACGGCTCTAGATTTTGTATTAATCTTCCTACAGGATTCCTAGCTTCACAGAATTTTTGTCCTTTAGATGCTTCATCTTTAGGGGGAATTGAAATTTCTTTAAATCTGGCTCCAAGTGCACAGGCTTTATACTGTAAGAATGGTTCCACTACTGGTCTTACTGAAGCCTTCTACCAGCTCTCAAATCTTAGACTTCATGCTGAGTTGATTGTTCCTTCACCTGACCAAATGAGTAGATTGATGACTTCTACTGGTAGCTTCACATACAATGCTGTTACATCCTACTTCAATGTTATTAATAGTGGTAATGCTGTTGTTAATTTCAATTTAGGAACATCAAGAACTCTCGGAGTTTTTATGAATTTCTGTCCTTCTAAATACTTAAACAATCTAGCATTCAATTCCTACTCTACTACAATGCCTTTGAATTCAGATGGTTCACAAGCAGAAATTAAACAAATTATTTTCACTAAAGCAGGTGTTCGTCTACCAATTTCTAAAAATTTAGATACAAATGTTAAAGATAGCCCTAATACTAATGTTGTGGACCCGGAAGTTATTTCTTTTGGTAAAGCTTCTATTCAGTCTGGATTAAATACTAGATTCCAAGTCTCACCAGTAAATACTAATAGAAACTATACCGGTGCTACTCCTCCACTCACTGCTGATGGAGGACCAATGTATTTGGTAGGTGTTCCATTTGATACTGTAGGTACTGGAATCGGTGAGGATTTTTCCAGCACTCCCTTTGGTGTCCAAATTGATTGTGCCCTTACTAGTGATTCCCCTAATGCTCTCTACTTATTCGTCCATTCAAGACAAACTCTCACCTGGAATGAAAATGGAATCCAAATCATACAATAGAATTCAAATACCAAATGTAGATTGAAGTATAAAATGAATACTAATTTAAAATTTTTTTAAAATTATTTTTTTTATATTATACATATTATAAATAAATATGGATAATTCACAAGATACTCCTAAAATGGATGAGACTAATGTTCCAAATCTCCTCAAGGTAGGAGAAATTGATACAAATATGGTTATGAATGTGGACAGCTCGGTAGTTGAGCCAATTGTTATAAACCAAAATACCTGTAGATTTAAATTAACTAACAAAGGCTTTATGAGTTCGGACTCTAAGTTAGTTTTAGGATTAAAAGCTAATACTAATGCTTCATTAAGTGGTAATAGCTTTATGGCCTTAAATTTAGGATGCTACTCTCTAATCAAGAGAATTTCATTTTCCGTAGGTGGTAATACCGTCTCGGAAATAGATGATGTTAACTTTTTCAAATGTTTTGAATCTATGTTCGTGTCTAGTGATGTTAATAAGGATAGAGAAACTGTCCTCACTGGTAGAACTATTAATCACGAATTTAATTATCAATCTACCTATGGCTCTGAATCTAATACTCAAGCAGATGATTACAGACTAGATTTAGGTGTTGAATATACTGGTGGTGCTGGAGATGTTCCACAGCATCTCCGTAATTCTAATGCTGCTACATTTTCTATTCCATTATCGGAACTTATACCAATGTTAAAAGGTATAAATTTACCACTTTTCCAAATGAAACAAGAATGTATTATTGATATTGTCTGGGAAGATTTAAGTGGAACTGGTAGGTGCTGTGTTAATGATAATTCGTCTACTGGAATTCCATTTGAAATTGATACAAATGAAGTTAAGTTAGTGATTGATACGATATACTACGATGGTAATGTTATGGCTACTTATGACCAAAAACATTCAGAACAGCAATTCAGTTTTAATGATTACAGATTAACAAAAACCTCTTTATCTGTTGATGATGCTAAAAATAGTGTTAGAAATATCGGTGGTGCTGGAAGAACAGTTACTAAAGTTATTACTGGGATTAATGATGATAACAGAAGTGATAAATTCCTTCTTAACAAATATAGTGCTGTTGCTCCTGATAGAGATTATGTAAGTGCTACAAAATACAATGGAACTCTCACTACTAATATTAGAATGAACGATCACTTCATTTTCCCTATTGATTTATCTAACAGTGCACTCCTTTTTGATGTTACTGCTAGAGCTCAAGGTGGTCTTCCTTTTGTTACTCGTGAAGAGTTTTCTGGTGAGGGTAATATCCTAGATAGTGCTACAGTTGAAGGTCATGCTTTGAACGGCAGTAGTGGTCTTTTGTCTAATTTCTTTTGGACAGCCTACAAGCTTCCAGCTGGTCGTGTTAACTCTCGTGGCTTAGAACTTACCACTAAATTAGATGCTTTACCTACTCTCTCCGGATCTAATACCTATACTCAGAGAACCTGGATTGAAATTAAGAAACTGGCTGAATTGAAGGATGGATATCTAACGGCTGGATTTGATTAAATTTCTCTTTTTAATTTTATTTAAACATAATTTTATAATTATTATATATTATAAAATGACGATATTTGAAGGTAGTGAAGGTTCATTGAATGTATTTTTCAAGGACCTACTAATAAGTTCATTTCCGTTAACTAAAAAGAAGACATTAGAAAGATATAAATATCAAGGAGACCATTTATTAGAAGAAACTTTAAGAGAAGGAATGGATTTAAGAACTCAAAAATTTACATATTTGTATTTTTGTAATAAAATATATAACCAGAAAAAAGAAAAAAAGGCTATTTGGACTACAGACCATAAATTATTTTTGTCCTGTATTTTTGGATTAATAAAGTTAAAAGAATTAGATTATGAAGACAATATATTAGTAATGTCTAAAAAAAAGAAAAGAAAAACTCAAAAAGGTAGTAGGGTAGTCGGTTAAAATTTAACCTACTACCTCCACCCTACTACTACAAGAGATTTAATTTCACTATGTATTTC